TAGATCGGGCGCATCCCGGGGTTGCCAGTCTGGGTCAGGCCCGCCACGAACGTGATCCCACCCGGAATCAGCGAAGCTGGCTGATTCTTCATCTGCACATCCGCGATCATCGGGGGGTTCACCATCTTGTCGATGGCCTGGGCTTTGCGCTTGGTCTCCTGTTGGAGTTGCTTGATGTCGGGCAGGGCATCCATGCCCGGCCCCCGGCCGTACGCGTCGTTCCCCACTACGTCCCAGCGGGGCGCGATGCAGGGGAACTCGTAGAATCCGCGAACCTCCAGGGCCTTGTCACTGAACCCGCGCTCCCAGTAGATCTCGCGCCAGCGAAACTTATCGGGGATGCCGAAGGTCCCGTCGTTCGGCTCGATCGCATGACAGATCGCGACCTCGCGGGTAAGCGCGGCCCCACCGGCGCGGAGCGCCTCCTGGGTCCCCGTGCTCATGTTCTCGGTGCCCCAACGCTCGCCGACCTGGGCGACACTGTTGATGAACTCCCGGTAGAACGAGTCCACGATCATCCGGTCGCTGTTCGCGAGGTAGTATTCCCCCGCGCACGGGTTGTAGCACCGGATGACGTCCTCGAAGTCCTCGTAGATTAGCATCGTCGCGGTGTTGAACACCGTGAGGTCCATATAGAGGACCGCAATGGCGTTGTAGAAGTTGCTCTCCTGGAGCACGCGCATCATGCGCTTTTCGACCTCGTCGAGCCAAATCGCGCCCTCGTTAGTGTCGTCGCGGTCAACGCCCTCGATTTCGAGTTTGAACCAGGGGCGGCTCGGGTTCGACATCCCGGCCATCAAGCCACCGGCACAGTTGCGCGCCGCGATAGTCCCCGTAGAATCGAGGATAGCGCCGTTCAACGGGAGCCCTCGGTTCATCTGGTTCGGTGTCACCAACCAGCGATACCGACGAGGGAGTATATACTGTGCAATTTCCGCCCACGACAGCCACCATGAATAACGGTCCGTCCGCAGTCCCGCCATGCGGCCATTGAGCCGCGCGATCAATTCGGGAATTTCGCGACGACCGGCCAATGTGTCAGTTCCCCAAGAGCGATTTCTTCGCGGTCCTGGGGTTATCAGTTAGGCCCCCCGGCCCGGTCGCAATGGTCGACCCCGCGATGGCGGCGGCTTTCGCGCGCTGCTGGGCGGCAGAGGCCTGAGCCTGCGGGGCCGCGACCGTCGGAGGAGGTGGGGCGACGCTGGGCGTCGGGGCAGGCATGATGATGGGCGCGGAATCGCCCCCACCGCCACCGCCAAAAAGGCCAGAGAGGAATCCCATTATGCGGCCTCCTGCGAGTAGGTTTCGAGCGGGTCGTAGTCGACGACCACCAGGGGTTCGCCGTAGCGATGCTCGCCCCCAGCGTCGGCCGAGGGGAGGACTTCGTAGGCGAAAGTCAGGGCGAGGGCATCGGCCATGTCGGGGCTCGACTTCCCGCGCTTCTTGATGTCCTCTTTGCGTTCGAGCTGGATCTCATTCCGCGCGTTGTAGCCGTACATCGGGGTCGCCAGCTCTTCAATGAGCTGCCGGTCATCGACGATAGCGCCCCCGCGCAGCCACTCGCGCATGAAGCCCCACATCTCCGCGCGCTTGTTCGCGTACCGCACTGTCTCGACCCCGTCGCCCGAGCGGTCGGCCTTGCCGGCGAACTGGATGTCCCAGGCGGGAACTTTCAGTTGGCGCAGGCGGTCGATCACGCCTCCCCCAACGCCGGTGCCATCGACAAATATAGCGTCTGCGTGTAGTCGGCGAAACTCTTCTGCAGCTCGACCCGCAACCGCCATAGTATCTGCTCCTCGAAGAACAACGGGAGGGATGCTACGGCCATCTCGGCCTTTCCGGAAATAGAGTACAGTGGCGTCGTCGCCGAATCGCGCGACGTCGAGGCCGAGGACGAGCGCCTCGTAGACCGGCGGGTCGACCTCGCGCGCCGCGGCCTGTCGGACCACTTCGCCGGAAATGAACTCCATAACGCCGACACGGGGGAACTTGCCGAGTACGCGAACGCGGAAGAAATCGGAGTCGTCGCCCCAGGCATCGGCCCACCTCGCGATTTGGTCTTTGTTGGTCCGACGGACAGTCCGACTGTCGACCTCGAACCGGGTCCAGAACCGGGCGAATGCTTCCCAGCACGCGCGGAACCGCCCGATTGGGCGGGTCGGGTTGCCGCAGACCAGCCAGATGATCTGTGTGTTGAGGTCGGTCAGGGCGCCCTCAGCGGTCTCCCAAATGATGTCGGGGATGGAGGAGGCCTCGTCGAAAACGACTAGAATGCGTTTGCCGAAATTGTGGAGGCCAGCGAAGGCCTCAGTGTTCCGCTCGGACCACGGAACCATATCACAACGCCAGGTCTTCTCGTGGTCAGGATCTGCAGAATAAAGGCACGTCGCGGTGAACTTAAACATATCCCGTCCGATAAACAGACGGTACCACTTAGCAAGCTCAGCCCAAGTCTTCGTCCGGAGTTGAGTTTCAGTGTTAGCCGTAACAACGACTTTGGTGTCCTCGAAAGTCGACATGGCCCAGAGTATAAGCCACGACACAAGACAAGACTTCCCAACACCATGGCCCGAACTCACTGCCAGTTGAATTGCCCTGTCGGGCGTCATCAGTCCGTCGCGAACCGCGACCAGCAGGTCCCGCTGCCAAGTCTCCGGCCCCTGGTCGGACACAAGGTCCGTCCCCGGCTGACCCCAGGGGAACGCGCGCTCGACGAAAGCAAGGGGGTCGTTGACGGTTTCGGCCAGGAGCCCGATGAGGTCGTTCTCGGCCGTCACGGCTTCGCCGGGGTCACGTCGACCACCCGCCCCATCACCCGCTCCCGCGCGGCCTTCACCCGGTCGGCGAGGCCGATGTTGATGTTAAGGTTCGTCGTGGCAGTGGCCACGCCCTGGCCCGTGCGGTCCATCATCGCCTTGGCGACCTCAAGGAGCTGCCCAGGGGTTAGCTCCTCGGGCGCGTCCTCCAGGCGGTTGCTGAGTTCCTCGAGGGCCTGGGTCTTGACCGTCACCGCCATGACGTTCGCGTCGGCCTGGGCGGCGATGAAGGCCGCCTCGTCCAGGCCCCGATAGTGCGCAACGAGGTCCTGGAACGCGGGGTCGGACTGCATGATGGAGATGCGTGAGGTGCTGTACCCCGTGATCGCGGCGATCTCGACCGCGGTGAGGCCGGCCGCGATCGAGCGAGCTAACTGGTGATGGCGGGCACGGAGTTCGCGCACAGGAACGGGCTTAGTCCCACGCTCCGTGCCGAGGGACTGGACGTCCTCGGCCGTCAGCGGCCGTGCCACGACTGCCGCCAGAGGCTGATCACCCCCTTTCCGTCTGCGGCCCATGAGGGCAATTTCGAGGGTCTCTACGGGCAACGGCCGGCTCCGCGGGAGATATCGTTAATTCGACGGCACGATACTGTAGAATCACCCACAAGCGGTGGTGTGTCAAGCGCCCTGGGCACCGATGGCGCGGCCCCGCGATCACAAACGCGTGATCGACCGGCTACCGCCGCGCGCCATATATAAGGTCGCGCCGGACATGGCCATCGGCCGGCCCCGTTCGCGCGTGGCGGGCTTTGCGCCCGAGTCGGCCCCGGGGTACGGCCCGGTGCGCGGCGCATGGGCGGGGCGATCTTAGCGATAGCCCCTTCCCGCGCGGACAGAGATATCTAATAACCGTAATAGATTTTACGCCCAGCAAGATAAGCTTGATGCGCTTGTTCTGGCGTATCGTAAGTGCCTAAACCAATTATGGTGTAGCGATAACCTAATTGAGCTCTGTATCTACCGCTACTATGCTTTGCTACGCCTTTCGGCAATTTACTCCAGCCTTGTCTATTCGTTTGATTAAACGATCGGCTTACATGACGGAGATTATTAATTGCGTTATTTGAGGGGTTTCGGTCAATGTGATCGATCGTCATATCCGGCATAACGCCGTTGATGTAGAACCAGGCTAAATCCGCCGCCTGATATCTTTTACCCGCGATAGTTATTCTAATGTAACCAAGTGCGTCTCTGTATCCAGCAATATCTCCGGCCTTAACCCTCCGCACGTTATGCCTGTGTTTAAAAATCCCTGTATCCGCGTCATAGTGCAACGCCTCAACGAGTTCGTCAATTGTCAGCATAGCATCCTCCATTACGATTGGCAGATGGTACCACAACGCAAATTGTTTGTCAATTTAAATTTTCTTGGCCATTTTTGCGCAGGCATATGGCGAAGACCCCCACCCCGGCCTCGGCGAAACCCCGGGGGGACTATGGCCGAAAAATTCGAGGGGCTTCGCTTTTTATGGTTGACAACGGGCGAGGGTGGTGATATCGTAGGCTTGTTCGTTACGCAATGAAAGGAGCAACCAATGGACATCTACGATATGGAAGCGGCTGCCGTTGTCGGCATGATCGCGTGGAAGGACTACGGCATTGACGTTAGCAAAATGCCGAGTCCGTGGTGTGGCGAGCGCATCGCCAAAGGCTTCGCCGATTTCCCGGGCGATGCTGCGGCCGTGGCGTTCAGCCTCGTTGGGGCATTTCAGCGGAAGGAGTACAACTAATGGACATCTTCATCAAAAAGCTGGGCACGACTGTTGCGGTCGACTGGGCGGCGTTGCCGGCGGCCATCCAGGCCCAGGTCATCGACTACGGGCTGAAGCAGAAGCTGAGCGACGGACTGTCCGAAATGTCCGTGGCCAAGGGCCACACGGTGGAAGAGATGACATTCGCCGTGGGCGAAGCCATCGCGGCCCTGGTGGCGGGCGAATGGTCGGCCAGGGGGCGCACGGCCGATCCCGTCGCGCAGCGGGCCAAGGCCATCGCCAAGGGCCTCGTCGCCAAGCAATCGCGCGCGGCGCTGGTAGTCGCGATGGCCGGGCGTGATCTGTCAGTGGACGAGATGAAAGCCGAGTTGATCGCGCGATTGGCTAAGTCCGAGCGGCTCCTGTCGCTCGCCCGTAAGCAGATTGAAGCCGAAGGCGGCGAGACGGTTGATTTGGACGGGCTGCTGTAGATCGGCGCGCTTTAGTCCATCCGGCCGTAGGCGATATATGGGGCAACCATTTGATTTGGTTGCCCCATTCGCGCAGCGATATCGCCGTGCTTTGCAGCCAGCACAAGCAATCCCTCGGGGTAGGTAGTTCTACGGGTCTTTTTTTGTTAATATTTATTAATTTTTTTTTTTTACAGATTTTTCCTGGAAATACCAAAGCCACAGGGAGTCTATGTGCAAGGGACCAAGGCGCCCCGCAATCGCATGGCCAAAAACCTAACGGCTTCAATGGGTTAGCGGCGCTATCGCCTAGGGGCAGATGGAGTAAAGCATGTTGCTATCGGTCACGCGTTGTGTTATGATCTAACCCACGCGCGATATACCAAGCGAGGCCCGAACCATGCACAAGCCACTCACGCCCCGAAGCCTGGACTTGCTCACTCGCAAGCGGCGACGGCTGCTCATGGCGCTGGAAGCGCATGATCGAGGGCACCTAATCCACCTATTCATGTACAACGCGCGAAAGGTATGTAAGGACATCATTCACCCCGAAAAGCTTTATCCGCTCGCAGCAGAGCTATTCGAGTTAAAGCTTGGTAAGCAATCCATTGGGGACCCGGAACTTGATTTAGGTCAGACCGATCAATGCCGGGCATTGGTCCTGGCCATACTCCATTACATGGTGCTGGAGCGCAAGATAGTGCTCAGCCGCCGTCAATTCTATTGGCGCGATTACCCATACGAGGCCATGCGGCGCACCCGAAGCTCGGCTTATCAGGCTGAAGATGCCGAGGCCACAGCACTCGCCGAGGAAGAGCCATTCGACGGGAAAGTGCTGCAGCTAGGCTCATTAACCAAACTACAGGAAGAGGAGAGCAAGGATGATTAAGACCTCCACGATTTCAAAGCGCGCGATGGCATATTATTATCGCTGGAAGGAATTTGAAGAGACAAAGGCACGAATGCAAGAAGAGATGGATACTACTAAATCAGCCGAGAAATTCATTCAATACGAGGCTATCTTACTCCACTTACGCCAACAGCGTAAACAGGCATATGACGCCTTACTACGCATATGCGCGACGGCTGCAGATGATTATCCAGAGGAGCGATAGCGCCATCCCCAAGGGACACCGACATCGCACTGCACTTTACACTGCAGCGCAATTATCGCACTGGAATATTTTTACAACAAACCCCTTGACTAGGCCATCAATCCATGGCACCATTCAATCACGCCCGAATCACCGGGCGTGATGTTTAATAGGTGGAATATGGATGAATACGGCCCGGGTTCACCCGTGTGGGAACTTTCTGACATGATCCGTGAAGGGGTACGTAAGCTTCGTGCCGAAGGTTACTCTGACACAACGGCGATTATCAAGTTCCTTAAGGACTCATTGGATAATGATGAGTCATGGATTGACGACGAGGTATGAAAACGATGGGGCGGTTCGGGCGATATCGAACCGCCCCATAACATTTTCCACCCAGGAACACGATTTACCTTGACAACCCGATAGCGTAGTGCTACGCTATCCCCACGGTCGACCATCGGCCGTAGCGCCCGGGGCACCTACACATCGCCCCCACTCCAGCCCCGGGCGCCCTTCGGGGGCAACCTACGGTTCGGAGCAACCCACTCCATGACACGCAAAGACTTCCGGCTGATCGCCGAAACCATTCGCCGCCTGAACCCGCACAAATTCGACCGGCTTATCATCGCTGAGGATTTCGCCGGGGCGCTTGCGGACAATTACCCCAATTTCGACACGGAGCGGTTCATCGCCGCCGCGGCCGAGGACAAAGTCCATGCTTAAAGAACTCATCCTTCGCGGCCTCACCGCAGCACTGGGCGCATGGCTCGGCCTCGCCCTGGTGCTCGCGCCAGTCTTCTGGGAGCGCTAACCCATGACCAAGGGACAACGTTTCTACCACTACCGCTGGCTTGATCCGATCCGTATGCCGGAACGCCACGCGGCCCTCTTCGAGGTGACTAAAGTTACTAAGAGCGCGATCTATTATCGCCCGGTCTATGACGCGGGAAATTCCGGTGAGCGACTCGGCGGTGTTGAATGGTGTCCGCCCAGAGACTTCGCCAAGATCTCGAGCGGTGTTGCGTCATGAGGCCCGAAGCCCTAACCATCTGGCTCGAAGGCGCGGACCTCCGCATCGCGGTCCCGCCGGCCAACCCGGGCGGCCGTGAGCACGTTCTCACCCTCGACCTCGACCGGGCGTGGAGCGTGCTTCGCAAGCTGCTGATCGCCCGACGCGCGACCCGCACGGACCCCCGAGCCCGCCGCATCGGCCACGACGCAGCGCTAACCCAGGCCCAATGCGATGCGCTCTTGCGCCCCCGTTTCGCGGCCCTCGATGCCGCAGCGGCCGATGAGCGCGAAAGCGCGATGGCGCTCCTACGCCAAGCGGGGATGCTTTAGGCATGAAATGCCTCTTGACCAGCGGTTCATGGGTTGCTCCTGCTGGTCTAGGCGCGCGGCCGACCCCGGAGTGCGATTGGGTCGGCCGCAGTCCTTCGGACTGTAGCAATCACCGGAGACCGGAGTTCAGCCGATGACGACGAACACGCCAGCGCGGATGCGCGAAGACGCCGCCGACGAGGCGATGGCCCGCATAACCCGCTGGGACGCTATGCGCGCCCGCTGGCAGGCCGACCTATCGGCCCTCATTGACGACGACGGCGCAACCTTGGTGGATATCTCCACCGTGATGAAACTTATCGAGGACGCCGAAGCGGCCCTGTCGATCGCATCGGCGATGGAGCAAGCGGCCCTGCCCGATCTGGACAGCAACTACCCCGGCCGACGCGCGCCGGGAAGCTACTAGGAGAATGGTGATGGCCGCGCCTAAGTACAACATTGGCGATGAGGTTTGGTGGGCTAGCTTTGAGTCCGAGCCCGGCTACGTCACGTGTCCTGAGTGTGGCGGCACCGGCCAGATCACCTGCCTGCTTTTCGACGACACAAGGGTTTCTGTCGATTGCGCGGGCTGTACGAGAGGCTACCTGGGGCCGCAAGGTCGCCTGCAGGTTTATGCCCGCAAGCCACGCGCGAAGCTCTGCACGATCAACCGCATGGAGATTGATGCGGGCAAGATTGAATACGGCATCACCGATAGCTACTGCGTCGACAAGACTGACCTGTTTCCTTCCGAAGCGGAAGCCCTGGTGCGCGCGGAGGAGAAGGCCGCTAACGCCGAGGCCGAAGAACTGGCGCGCATCGCCCGCAAGGAAAAGGACACGCGCTCTTGGTCGTGGCACGTCCACTACCACCGTCGCAGCATCCGCGAGGCGGAAAGGCAGATTGCCTACCACACGTCCAAGCTCAACGTGGCGAAGCTGAAAGCGAAGGATACCACCCCATGCACCTGACCTACGGCGAACACCGGGCCAGCGACCAGAACATGGATCAAGTAACCCTCTCCCTCACCGTCACCTTCGGCCCCACAGGATTCGAGCAGCTCTACGAGCTATCCGACACCCTTGGCCCGGTCGCGGCTTCGCCCTATAGCAGTATGCTTCTCTACGCGTTCCACCTCGAACGGCGCTCGCCCGGGGCCTGCCGTCACCTAACCCACGGGGTAGAGGGCGATCACCACAACATCCTCCGGGATGAATACTTCCGCCGGTATGCCGAAGAACGCCGAGTCGCGCGTTCAGCGCGCTCCGCCCTCGAACCCACAATCGACCTTGGAGGTCTTGGTCTGCTATGAAACTCACCGTCACCATCCCGACCCGAGGCCGACCCGAGTCCCTTCGGACTGCACTCGAAGCCCTCGGCAAGCACACTGAGGACCGGGACAATACGACAGTCGTCGTGGCCTACGACGACGACGATAAATACGCCATGTCGTACGACGCCATCGGCGGGGTTCGCATTGTTAACTCCGTCGCCCCCCGTGAGGACAGCCTGGGGGCTAAATACAACCGAGCGACCCAGGCCGCCCCCGCGGCCGCCTACGTCCAGCACGCCGACGATCAGATCATCGAGACCCCGGGGTGGGACCAGCGCGTCCGGGAGGCCCTGATGACGTTTGATTATAGCGAGTGGTCACGCGATGTGGGCATCGCGCCCGGCCTCGTCTACTTCGGCCTCGGTGCGGGCACCATGCCCGCCAACACCGTAGTCAACGCCGCGTGGGTCGCCGCGACCGGCTACATGTTCCCGCCCCATTTCCCTCAGTGGTGGCACGAGACTTGGCTCGATGAGGTCGGCTGGCTAACCGGCCGCATCCTCTGGGTCCCCGAGATCCAGTGCAAGGGCATCGCGCCCGAACGCGCGGGCCGTGGCCGCACCAAAGCCCTCCGCGACCTTGCCTTCTGGGCCGAGTTTTTCCAGCGAACCCGGCCACTCCGAGTGGCCCAAGCCCAGGGCATCCTTGATGCCGGCCCCGACCCGGCGTACCGCCTAGCGCAGCTCGGCCACCAAGCGACCCAGCTTTATGGCTGGTTCCGCGACCGCGAGGCGCAGTTTGCGAACCCCGCGAACAACGAGGGGATCATGAAGATAATGGCCGAGCCGCTTGAGGCCGGTGAGGCCGAGCGCCTCGATCGGGCGCGGGCAGCGGCCGAGGCACTATTGAAGGAGAAAGGGCTATGAAGGTTCTACTGTATGCCAGCATAGGTATTTTAGCGGTTGTTGCTGCCTCGGTTGAAGGTTCTTGGCCTAATTGGGCAGATGCCATTTTGGCCGCGACGGGCGGCTGGAACTTATGTGCGGCGTTCACAGTATTAGCGAGTAAGCGCGCATGACCCAGCACTACCCTTCCCGCGTCCCCCTCAACGCCCGCTTGGCGCGCCTCGCCATCGAGGACGCCTCCGCGCGGCCCCGGTGGGCGCAGCGGCCGACGCCTCGGCGGGCCTTCCTCGACCTCGCCATCGCCGCCCTTATCGGCGCGGTGGTGTTTGGGCTGCTGATGCAGGCGTGGAGGTAGCCATGGCTGATCGGTTTGACGAGATGGCGGCAAAGCTTGAGAAGGGCTTTGACTGTGACTGGTTTGGGTCAAAAGCCCGTGCGATTGCCTCTATTGCCACCGCCCTGCGCGAACTCGCAGCCGCCGAGGGCGAAGCCAGCGCAGCTGACATGCGGGAAAGGGCCGCGATGATGGCTGGCGTGCAGTCCGTCGCGGCTAACTGCCTGCCGAAGAACACGTCGGCCAACGAATTGGCTGCATGGCTGATTAAGCGCGATTTCAAATTGCGCGATGACATCCGCAGCCTCCCGCTCACCACCCCGAAGGAGACCTAACCATGGACCTCCTCATCTCCGGCCCCGACCACCCGCGCTGGACCGATCCGCAGTTCCTCGCGCTCGCGCAACACAAACAGGAGACGGCTATGCCACCATTTGACAAGTCCACCATCCCCGAGGGCTACATGCTCGTCCCCATCGTTCTCCCGCCGGGCATCGTCACCCAGGCAACGCCGGCCGTAGAGCTGCGCGACAAGCCGGGGAACATGGTCGAGCGGGTCTGGCGGCTGCTGATCTCCGCGCTCCAGGCGAAGGGGTACTGAGGTGGCCGATACGGATGGTGGCCCCGTGGATAGCATTCGATGCTCGCGCTGTGGCGACACATTCGAATTCGCCGATCAAGCCGAGTGCTGCGAGGACTTCGACTGCCCTCTGATCTTGAGCGCGGCGATTAACAATAGCAGGAGTATCCAAATGGATCGCGCCGAACTTGGCGTTGACGGCAATCGCGCATATGCGCCTTGCCCTCCTCGCCGGCACCGAGCGGCTGCGGGCGGAACACGCCGCGATGCAAAGCGCGGGCTGGAAAATCCACGGCCCGACGAAACCCGGATACCAATGCGTTTGTCTGTGGTGCCAGAACGCACCCGCACTCAAACGACCGGAGGCACCATGACCGCCGACACGCCCGCGAGGGTGAGCGACGAAGATTTGTTGAAGTGGGAAAAGATTGCTCAACGAGCAACGCCCGGGCCGTGGTGCATTGAAAGCTGCGGTGAAAAGGGTGACGGCAGCAACATGATCGGCGTGGCCTTTGGGCCGGACGACATAAACGCCGAGCGCCCTCTTTCTGGCTGGCTGAAAGATACCGACAAAGAAGGTAATTTTATCGAGTATTATCGAGATGAAGCAGTAGCGGAATGTGAACACCGAAACCGCAACGCTGGCTACGACGCTACGCATATCGCCACATTCAACCCGCTTGTCATCCTGGCGTTAATCCGCGCTGTCCGCGATTCCCGCGCCCTCGTCCAGGCCCGGGCCGAGCGGATCGCTGCGCTGGAGGCGGAGATGGAGAGCAAGAACGACAAGATCGAACGATTAGAGGATGGGGTTGAGCGACGGCGCAGGAAACCCGGCGAAACATACCGGGAAATCGTGATGTTCCCGCCGCTGCTTAGCCAAAAAATCCATGAGATTGGTGGTGGGTCGATCGCTAGCCACTTCATAATAGAGCGGCTTGAAGCCAGCATCATGGACTTCTGCAACGGTCTATTGCGCGAGGCTCATGTCCGCGCCGAAGCCGCCGAGTCCTCCCTTGCCGAGACGCGCGCGAAGGTGGAGGGGTTGGAGAAGGCGTGGCGGTTGGTTCGCGCTGCGGCCAAGGCTTACCAGGAACAGGCATCGAGCCACTTCAGCGATGCTGACTACGACCGCGACGGTGTGCTTGCCCAGGCCGATGTCGATTTAGACGCCGCCCTCTCCGCGCTGCCCGAGGCGAAGCCGGCCGTGCAGGGAGACAAGCCATGACGACCTACCCCGCCGTGATGACCATCATCGAGCACTACTACCACGAGGGCGTTCGCGCCCGCGCCGCCGGCATCCCTCTCACCGCATCCCCATACCCACCCGACAGCCCGGAGGGCTATTCCTGGCGCTGTGGTTGGTACGACGACACGATGGCGGCAGCTTAACCCCTCACTCAAGGAGCCCTCTCATGGCCGCACGCGGCAACCGTAACAATCTCTCCCCCGACTGGACCGAGGCCGAACTCGCGATCCTCTCGGCCTACGCCGACCCCGAGTTACCGCTCCGCGCGGTGGTCGCGCGGCTCCCGGGCCGAACCTACCGGGCTACCCAGTGCAAGGCCCACGTCACCGGCATTAGCGCCCGCAGGCGCTGGCGCCGCGCCGAGCAAGTCATGGCGTCCCTCCGGACCTCGTCCGACTTCGCCTTCAACCTCTCGCCGGGCGAGCTTGACGAGTTCACGGGGCACCGCCGCTAATGTGGGTACTTATCATTTTTCTCTTTGGCTACAGCCCCGCACCCATCACGGTAACATTTGAATCGGAAAAGCACTGCATGGAAGCCCAAGCCTGGGTTAAGAAAATTAATACTCGCGCGGACGCCCAATGTTTTGGGGGTGCAATTCGATGACCACCGAGCACGACATTTTCGCGCGCATGATCGACGCCCTAGCGTCCGCCGAGTCGGCCGCGAACCAACTCTCGGCCCTCCAAGCCGACCGCCGCGACATCTGGCTGACCGTCGGGGGCCTTATCCGCAAGGTCCGCGAGAAAATCCTCGACGTGGCGATGAAAGGACAGAGGCCCCAGTGACCCACCACACCCCCACCGACGAACAGGCCGCCATCATCGCCGCAGCAGTTGGCACCGAGGCAAACCTCCTGGTCAACGCCTTGGCCGGTGCGGCCAAGACATCAACACTTGTGATGATCGCCCAGGCTCTCCGGGCGGACCTCCCAATCCTCAGCCTCGCTTTCAACAAACGCATCGCCGATGAGATGCGCGAGCGCCTCCCGGGCAACGTCAAGTGCGCGACACTGAATGGCGTCGGCCACACCATCTGGGGCAACACCATCGGCAAGCGCCTCGTGCTGAACACCAAGAAGAACTTCGAGTGCCTCAACGACGCCTTGGCGTCGCACCGCGTCTCGCGCGCCGACCGGGCGGATTTCGACTTCGCCGAGACCCTCGGCCTGATCCGCGCGGCGAAGTCCGCAGGGTACCTGCCCGAGGGCGCACCGGGCACGGCCCAGGGCCTTGTGACAAAGGAGCAATTCTATGCCAGCCTCGATGAAGAGCCGTCCCGGCTCCAGCAATCCCTCCTCGAAACCGTCCTCGTCGAAAGCATCAAGCTTGCCTATCAGGGGAAAATTGACTTCGACGATCAGATTTACATGTCCACACTGTATGGGGGCGCATTCCCTCAGTTTCCCCTCGTTCTGGTCGATGAAGCACAGGACCTATCGCGCCTTAATCGTAGAATGCTTGGGCGGTTGGTCCGGAAGCGTGTTATTGCGGTTGGAGATCCATGGCAGTCAATATACGCTTTTCGAGGGGCGGATACTCGGTCAATGCAATCCCTCCGAGAAGAGTTTTCAATGGACTCATTCACGCTGTCGATTACGTTCCGGTGCCCTAAGTCTGTCGTCAGCCGAGCGCGAAACCGTGTGCCGCATTTTCGATGGAGTGATTGGGCCGCAGAAGGGGAAGTACGTGAGTATAGAGATTGGTCCTGCGCCGACATCCCCGACGGCGCAGCCATCATCTGCCGCAACAACGCCCCGCTTTTCAAGCTCGCGCTAACGCTCCTTCGCAGCGGCCGGGGCTGCCAGCTTGTCGGCGCGGACATCGGCCCGGGGCTCGTGAAAATCCTACGCAAACTCGGCCCCGAGTCCATGAAACAAACGGAGGTTCTCGATGCGATCGACCAGTGGGAAGAAGCGAAGCTCGCGAAGTCGCGTAGCCCCGGAGCGGTGGCGGATCGCGCTGAATGTCTTCGGGTATTTGCAGGGCACGGAGACGACTTGGGCGGGGCAATCTCCTATGCCGAACATCTCTTTTCCAGTAAAGGACCTATACAACTTCTCAGTGGACATAAAGCTAAGGGTCTTGAATGGAACACAGTTTTTCACCTTGATCCCTGGCGCATCCCCTCCAAGTTCGCCGAGGGCGAAGAAGCCCTCGAACAAGAACTCAACGTCCGCTACGTGATCGAGACCCGGCCGAAGGCCTTCCTCGGCCTCATCAACCTCAACCAAATGGCCGAACTTGCGCCGAAGGAGGCCGCATGACCAACCCCATCGCCGAGTTTTTCGAGGCCGCCCGCCGAGATGGCGCAGTCATTGGGCCTTTCGCGTCCCGCCGAGACGCCCAGATGTTCCGGTCTCGCGCGAACACTTACCGCCGGAACGCCCGGCGCGAGGGCGACCACGGCCTAGATCACTTGGTCATGCGGATCACCCAAGACCACCGGATCGTCGCCGCGCCGCTTGCGGCCCCGCCGATTCGCGCGCTTGAGCCGGGCGATTTCGCTTGACGGGACCGCGATAGCGTGGCACCATACTTTCGACGGGCACACCCCGTTAACCTTTACAACCATTCCAAAGGAACTTCGTTCATGCCAACCATTCTGATCCAGGGCCTGGAGTTTTCCGTTCCGGCCCCCTACAACGCGGGCGCGCACGAACTCACCGAGGGCGAGGCCAAGACGCTGAACCAGACCCTCGCCGAGAACGTCCGCAACAACTTCGCGAAGCGCGTAAACGCGGAGAAGGAGACCGCCGAACGCGAAGGCCGCGAACCCGCGATCAACGCCCTGCAGGCCGACCTCGACGCCTACACCGACGCCTATGAGTTCGGCGTCCGCCAGGGTGGCGGGGGTGGTGGTGGCCGCACTGCCGATCCAGTCGGGGTCGAGGCGATGGAGCTTGCTCGCGCCGACGTTCGCGCCGCGCTGGTGAAGGCCGGCAAGAAGCTGAAGGACTACAAGGCGGCGGTCATCTCCGAGGCCGCGAAGAAGCTGGTCGACTCCAAGCCGCGTTACCGCGAACTCGCGGCCGAGCGCGTCGCCCAGATGCAGGAGGCGGCCGAGGCCAGCATGGCCGATGTCATGGCGGTCGTGGACTCGGTGCCGGCTGCGGCCTAAAGCACCGGGAGTTCCGGGAGCATGAGGTTGCTGGTGGGCGTATCCCACGTTTGGCCCGTCGTTAGAAAATGGCGACGCCTCATGACTCCCGGAGCGCTCCATGCTTGACTTCTTCTACGAGGCTCTAGCCTCCGACTACGGAGTAGAGATTGCAACCCCCGACCCAGCGCGCTTGCGCCAGCAACTCTACCCCATCAGAAAGCAGGACCCCATGTTCGAGTGCCTGTCCCTCGTGGTCCCCGCGAAGCCCGGGGTTCTCTGGATTGTGAAACGGAGGCAGCCATGATCGCCGCCCGACCGAAGGTGCCGTGATGGGGTGTTCAGCCTACCGGATCAAGCACAGCTTCGACGGCTTCAACGTCCATGCGCCTGAAGGGTTCACGGTAGCTGGGCCGTTTCGGACAGTCGCCGATGCCACGACATGGGTTAAAGACCATACGATTCGCGATCCGCGAGAAAGCGCACTGTTCGCTGAAGTTAAGGAACTTGGCACATGAGCGCCACGGCCCCCGACATGCCCGAAAAACTAAAGGTGCCCCATGCCCAAGACTGAAACCGAGGCCGTTGAGCCCAAGCTGATCCGGCTTTTCGCCGGGGACTTCGAGCGCCTTGCGACCATTTATCCGCATGTCTCCACGGCTAAATGCATCCGCAATATCGTTCGCGCGCACATCATGAAGGTGGCGGCTAAGTCAAACCTCCCACCGGCGAAGCCAACGGAGGTGGATTTGGGAGGGCTGATCGATGAGTGATCTGGATGAACTGTTCAGTCGTGACCCGTTGAAACTCTCCGACCAAGACCTCGACCTCATCATCGTCAAGGTCCGGTCTCAGCTCGCCCAATTCAACCTCGACGGGAAGTCCCAGCGCCCGGCGAAGGCGAAGGTTAAGAAGTCCCTCGATGAGCCGAAGAAGGCGAAGCCCTCGCAGATTGACCTATCGGAGATTGGACTCGAATGATAATGTTGCTTTACGCTGTTGCCTTATGCGTGATTGTACCGTGCCTTATTGGCTGGATCATGTGGCGCGTTCGTTGGTATTCTCGGTGGCATGGCTATCACCCACAGACCGCCGAAGTCTACGAAGAATGTGTTCGCGCATTGCATAAGGCAAACAAGTGACCTCCGACGTCTACGGCGGCATCTCGCCCTTCATTCCCGGCACGCGCATCCAGTACGTTTGGGACTCCACGTCCCTTGGGATGCTCAAAACCTGCCCCCGTCTCTACCAGTACCAAATGATCGAAGGGTGGACCACGCGCCATGCCTCAGTACATCTCAAATTCGGCATTCTCTACCACTCCGCCCTCGAACGCTTCGACCGGCTCCGCGCCGACGGCCTATCCTACGAAGACGCTGTGCGCGGTACGGTGCGAACTCTCCTCGAGTCGACCTGGGAACGGGCGGACGCTTCGCACGATCCGGCTGGTATGGAAATACCGGCTCGATCCACCCCGTGGGAATCGGGTGACTCGTACAAGAACCGAGCGACCCTTCTTCGGTCAGTCATCTGGTACCTGACGGAGTTCAAGGACGATCCCGCCGCGACCATTCGGCTGGCTAACGGGAAGCCGGCGGTTGAACTGTCGTTCAAGATGGAGTTAGACTATGGGCCGAATCTTGCCTATCTTGATTCTATCTCTGGGTTTAATACCAGCAGTCAGCCTTATATTCTATCCGGTCATATCGACCGTCTGGTCCTATTTCAAGGCGGGGTGTATGTAACTGATCGCAAGACGACGAAGTCGGCCCTCGGCTCCCACTACTTCGACCAGTACACCCCCGACAACCAAATGACCCTCTACAGCCTCGCGGCCCAGGTGGTTTATCATGCACCCGTGAAGGGCGTCATCATCGACGCAGTGCAGATCGGCGTAGGCTTCGCGCGATTCGGTCGGGGCTTCGCCTACCGCACACCCGCGCAGCTTGACGAGTGGCTCGCCGACACTCGCATCCGGCTGCGCGAGGCCGAGGGCTACGCCACCGACCACTACTGGCCGATGAACGACAAAGCCTGCGGCATGTACGGCGGATGCCCGTTCCGCGAGGTCTGCAACAAAGACCCGAGTGTGCGGAAGAACTTTCTTGCAGGCAACTTTGAGCGTAGCTATTGGAACCCCCGCAAAACAAGGTGAAACCTTATGCCCCTCGCTGACCAACATCAGAGTGCGGAATATGTCAAACTTCTCGGAATCGGAGATAGCGGAACTGGTAAAACTGGGAGCCTTTGTTCCCTTGTTAAAGCCGGATACAAACTACGTATCCTCGACTTCGATAATGGTCTCGATCCGCTCGTGGCGCAGGTTCGCCAGCAGTGTCCTGAGCGTTTATCCGCAATCCACTTCATCTCTGAGGGGCTCCGGGATAAGTTTAAACCCGGACCCAGTGGATCTATGCTTCCCGACGGACAGGTTCGGGCCTTCACTAAGGCTATTAGCCTTCTTGATAAGTGGGTCGAACTTGACGCCACAGGTAAACCCATCCTCGATTACGGAGCACCGCGCACATGGGGACCGGACACGATTCTAGTTCTCGACACCCTGACGTTCCTCTCCGACGCCGCCTTCAACTGGGCGACCGCGATGAACCCTGGAGCAAAGGACCCACGCCAGTGGTACAAAACCGCTCAAGACGCAGTCTCTCATATGCTCGGGCTCTTGTCGAGTGCCGACTTCAAAACCAACGTCATAGTCTTCGCGCATGTAAAATATATGGATCGGCCGGACGGCAGCGTAAAGGGGTATCCCACTTCGGTGGGTTCTGCCCTTTCACCCGAGATCCCTGCGTATTTCAACTCAGTGGCGCTCTATCAAACTGTCGTCGGCGGCCGGCGGACGATCCGGACCCAGGCCACGGCCCTGATCGACCTGAAGAACCCCGCCAGCTTCAAGATGGCCCCGGAGTTCGACCTGAACGAGGGCCTCGTGAAGTTTTTTGAAACGTTGAAAGGGCCTTTGCCCAAGGAGGTGTCCGCCAAACCCTGACGTGCCTACCCACACCCATACCTAAGGAACCAAACCTATGGCTAATTTCGCATCAGTGCTCGACCGCAAGTCCACCGAAATCGAGAAGCCCAAGCCATATCCGGTCGGGGGCCTCGTGATCCAGCTCGGCCAGTTCAAGGAAGTTGAGATGGGGAAGGACAAGACGCCGGCCCTGGAGTTCGAGTCGGTCATCCGGGACGTCATGCCGGATGTCAACATGGCTGACTACGGTGGGACCGTTGTCGGCAAGCCTTACCGCCTGCGGTTCTTCCTCACCGAGGACTCCGCTTGGCGCCTCGACGACTTCCTGACCAAGATCCTCCAGATCCCTGACGACGGTTCGTCGCTTCGGCAGCGCCTCGCGCAGGCCCCTTCGCGCCTCTGCGTGGTGAACAACAAGCACCGGCCCTCCGCTGACGGGTCGGTCGTCTACAACGACCAGGGCACGTTCGCCCCGGCACCGTAGCGCAAGGTAGCGTGGAGCACAGGGCGCAGGTAGCGCCCGCTTTCTTGGAGACTTTAATGGGTTTTACAAATACAGAGTTTACAAATCGGGACGGAACTTCTGTACATTTTGAATTAAAAGATGGCCCTCGTATTGTTCTCTGGGATGAATTTGAAAGTAAAAAACTGCTTGATTTAATAATAGATCAAGCAGTAAAAGCGAGAGATGATTTAACCCTTCTTATACAATTGAGTGGCAATGATGACCAGTGGTAACTTCGAAGAAATCCCCCTCTCCTCCGTCCGCATCGACCGTGCTTCCCGCCAACGCAAGGAGGTCGGCGATGTTAGCGAACTTGCTGATTCTATCCGACGTCTTGGTCTTATCCATCCTATCGTGGTTGATCGTCGGCTATTTCTTATTGCTGGCGAAAGACGTTTGGAGGCGCATCGTCTCCTTGGCCTCGATTCTATCGCGGTACAGTGGGCGGACGACCTCTCGCCCTCGGACCGACGCGCGATCGAACTCGAAGAAAACGTAAAGCGCAAGGACATTTCCTGGCAGGAGCAGTCCCTCGCGATTCGCGAGTATCATGAGTTCCGCCGCGCCGCGGACCCCTCGTGGAGTGAGCGCCAAACCGGCGACGCCCTGGGCTACGCCCCGAACTCCATCTCGAAGTTCCTCGGGGTTGGCGCGGGACTGGCCAGTGGCCACGCCCGAATCACCGAGGCTCCGAAGTTCTCGACCGCCGTTGGCATCATCGAGCGGGAGCGCTCTCGCGCGGACGCGGCAAGCCTCGCGGCCATCGCGGAGATCGAGGAGACCCCGGAGGTTGAGGACCTTGTCATCAACACAGACTTTGCGAAGTGGAGCGAAACCTATGACGGACTCAAGTTCAATTTTCTTCACTGTGATTTCCCCTATGGGATCGATGCGGGAGATTTCAATATGGGAGGGGCGTCCACCCATGGGGGATATCAGGATTCATTCAACCACTATGAATTACTTATTGACTCTCTTGAACGAGGGATGGAACGTATCTGTGGGGACTCGGCTCACTGCATCTTCTGGTTCTCCCCCAAGCACTACACCTACACCTACCAGCGCCTAGCGGCCCTGCCGGGTTGGACCTTCGACGAGTACCCCTTGGTTTGGCACAAGACTGACAACACCGGGATCGTCCCGCGCCCCCACCACTCCTTGCGGCGAATCTACGAGACCGCGTTCTTCGGCTGGCGCGGGGATCGTCGCACCGTCCGCGCAGTCGGCAACACTTTCGGCGCGCCCACCGAGCGCGACATCCATATGTCGGTGAAACCGCAGGCGATGCTGGAGCACTTCTTCTCCGCCATCGTCGATACCAACACCCTCATGCTCGACCCGACCGCCGGGAGTGGCAGTGCACTACGCGCGGCCCTGGCCCTCGGCGCGAAGCGGGTCGTTGGCTTGGAGATCAATCCCGAGTTCGCAACCGCCGCAAATGAGCGGCTAAGGAGGACACGATGAGCACGAAGAAACTTCTGGATTCCCGCGCGAAGACCCACGGCTCATTCGAGGCTAACGCGCAATTGTCGCAAGCCATGAAAGAACTCATTCGGGTGAGTACCACTGCCAACCTCAGCGATGTTCATCGTGAGGCACTGGATATGATTGTGCTGAAGATCAGCCGAATGGTCACGGGGAATGCCAACGTCCGCGATCACGCCCTCGACATCGCCGGCTACGCTATGCTAATCGCGAACACGTTGGAGGACTAAGCGTGGGGGTGAAGATCGCCATCGTTGGCGAGGCCTGGGGCGCCGAAGAGGAGAAGCAGCGACTCCCTTTCGTCGGCGCTTCCGGCTGGCTCCTCAACCAGATGCTCGAAGAGGCGGGGATCGCGCGACATGAGTGCTTCATCACGAATTGTTTCAACTTGCGCCCTGAGCGCAACGACATCCTGAATCTCTGCGGCCCGAAGAAGGAGGTGTCCCATGGACTTGGACCTATCAAGGCTGGAAAATATATCCTTGACAAGTACCTTGGAGAACTCGAAAGGCTTCGTTCTGAACTTGAAGCAGCGAGACCTAATCTCGTTGTTGCTCTTGGCGGAACAGCCTCTTGGGCTCTCCTCGGTGACAGTCGCATCTCTAAGATTCGGGGCTGCATTGCGGAAAGCGTGGGTAGCACCAAATGGAAATGTCTCCCTACATTTCACCCCGCCGCCATCCTCCGCCAGTGGGAACTCCGGGCCGTCACCGTCCTCGACCTCGTAAAGGCGAAGCGCCAAGCCGAGTTCCCCGAGATCCGCCGGCCCGAGCGCACGGTCTACACCGAGCCAACCCTAACCGATCTCGAGTGGTTCTATGAAACCCACATTGCTCCGGCAAAAGCCCTCGCCTTCGACATTGAGACCTCGGGTGATGTTATCACTTGCCTGGGGTTCGCGCCATCCTCTAGAGTCAGTCTCGTGGTGCCGTTCCTCGATAGCCGGAATCCGTCTAGTTGTTTTTGGAAAACAGTGGACGAAGAAACCCGGGCGTGGGCTTTTGTCCGGAAGGTACTCGCCTCCCCCATCCCAAAGATCGCGCAAAATGGCGCATATGATCTTGGGTTCCTCTGGCGGCGATACGGGATCGCGGTGAGGAACTTCACCGAGGACACAATGCTGCTACACCACAGCCTCCAGCCCGAAAGCCCAAAGGGTCTTGGCTTCATGGGCTCTGTCTACACCGATGAGCCTGCGTGGAAGATCATGAGAGAGGGGAAAGAAGATGAAACCATCAAACGTGATGCCTGAAGGGAAGGTAGAACTTGCGCGAGATACAAGATTCATCCGGCGCGTAGTCCTGGAATCTCCTTATGCAGGAGACATAAAACGTAATATACTCTACGCACGTCGGGCCGTCGTAGATTGTATCTCCAGAGGTGAATCACCCATAGCCTCTCATTTACTCTTTCCTGATTTCGTACTGCATGAAAATATCCACGAAGCAAGAAGACTCGGAATTGATCTCGGGCTTGCATGGCATCATGGCTGCGACGCTGTTGTGTTCTACGCTGACCTAGGCTTCAGCCCTGGAATGGATGCGGCCCGAACGCACTGCATGGCGCACGGGATTCACTGGGAGATCCGGTACATCGAGCCGCTGACCCCAATCAAGGCCGTCCCGTGAAGGTCATCAACACCCGCGAGATGAACTCCGAGCCACAAGGGCGCGATGAGAAGCTCTACGTGTACAACGGCCTCGATTGCATGGTCACCTTCGAGGTCTTCGAGGCGATCGCGCCCCAGCTAGACGAGGTCTCCCAGGCCACCTACGACTTCGAGCGCGCGCTCATGGCCCCGGTGCTGGAGATGAACGCGCGTGGGATCCTGGTGGATCAGACCCAGCGCGCCAGCGTCCTCGCCGGCTACCGCGCCACCGCTTCGCGGCTCCACGCCCAGTTCGACAAGCTTTGCCTTGGCGTCTTCGGCTTCACTATCAACCCCTTCTCGCCCGACCAAGTCGGCAACCTCTTCTACGACGTGATGCGAATACCCCCGATCAAGAAACAGGGCCGGCGAACCACTGACCGCGATGCATTGGAGAAGCTCCATGTCTACTTCCTCGCCCTCCCCTTCCTCCGACACATCCTCGCACTTCGAGACCTCAGTAAGAAAATCAATGTACTCTCTACTTCGATTGATGGTGACGGTCGAATACGTACTTCCACTAATATCGCAGGAACCAAAACAGGCCGCTTTTCTTCAAGCCTGTCTGATTTCGGTACAGGCGGAAATCTCCAAAATATCGAGGAGCGTCTCCGATCTGTCTTCATCGCGGACCCGGGTCACCGTCTCGCTTACCTCGACCTCGAACAAGCGGAATCGCGCCTCGTCGGCGCGCTAGTCTGGAACCTCTTCGGGGATGGGAGTTACCTTGATGCCTGCGAATCCGGCGACCTACACACCACAGTCTGTAAGCTGGCATGGCCTTCACTCCCTTGGACTGGAGATCCACGACGCGACCGGGAGTTGGCTGAGCGACCCTTCTACCGCCAGCACTCTTACCGGCATATGGCTAAGGTTCTGGGCCACGGAACGAACTATCGAGGCTCTCCTAATACCATGTCTCAGCACACGAAGATTGAGGCCGGGGTTATCCGCGAGTTTCAACGTCTATATTTCGGTGCATTTCCCGGAATACCCAAGTGGCACAAGTGGGTTGCCAAGGAGCTTGAGACGCAAGGCGTCCTTACTAACCTCATGGGCCGCCGCCGTTGGTTCTTTGGCCGTCGCAACGAGGATGACATCGTCCGCGAAGCGATTGCGTACGATCCGCAAGGCTCCGTGGGAAACATCCTTAATACCGGAATGCTTCGTGTCTGGCGGGGGAACTTCTGCAAACTCCTCCTCCAGGTCCACGACGCAATCCTGATCGAATATCCTGAGGGGGACGAACATGAAGTGGTTACTCGCGCGCTGGAATGCCTTCGTGTTCCGGTACCGCTGGCGCAAGGTCGAACGCTTGTTATCCCGGCGGACGCTGCAGTCGGCTGGAATTGGGCCAAAGCCGAACCCTCGAATCCCAACGGGCTCGTAAAGTTCAAGAAGGACGCGCCCGATGGTCGCAAGCCTCAACGCGCCGCGCCGGTGTCGATACTGGATCGGATCGTGGCTAGAGTATAGCGCGAACGAAAAGTCCCCTGCGCTCTTGCGCAAGTGGGCGGGCATCTCGATGATCGGCGCTGCTATGGAACGGAAGGTCACCACTCGGACCGGAACGGGGGCGGTGTACCCGAATCTGTTTACACTGTTGGTCGCGCCACCCGGAGTGGGGAAGGGCGTAGCCTTAGCCAAGACGGAGGAACTCTTTGGTGAGTTGGACAAGCTTCATTACGCTCCTTCAAGCATTACTGCTGCTGCTTTGGTTGATGTACTCGCCGAGGCAAAGCGCTCGATCATGCGCCTTGCAGCTAACCCTCCGCTTCTTGAGTTTCACAGTCTTTATGCTGTTGCTCCTGAACTTGGGGTACTTGTTCCACAATATGATCCCCAGATGATGAATACGTTGAACGACCTCTACGACTGCCGCAACAAGCCCTTCACCCAGCGACGCCGCACGAAGGACCTCAAGATCTCCATCAAGAACCCCCAGCTCTCCATTCTCGGGGCCTGCACCCCTTCGTTCTTGAAGGAACTCCTTCCCGATGGGGCATGGGATCAGGGGTTCATTTCACGCACCATCATGGTCTTCTCGGGCGAGGCCGTGCGCCGCCCCCTGTTCGAGATGCCCGTCGCCCAAGACGCCCAGCGCGCAGCCCTACTCCAGGACCTTCGCGCGATCTCCGAACTCCAGGGCAACATGCGGTGGGACGACGACGCAGCGGGGGCGATTAGCGAGTGGGACCTATCCGGGGGCGATCCCAAACCCGACCATCCCAAGCTGATCCACTACATCACCCGGCGCTCAATCCATATGATTAAACTCTGCATGATTGCCTCGGTCTGCAGAAGCTCCGAGCTTCTCATCACCATGGAGGACTGGCTCCAAGCCAAGTCCTGGCTCGAAGAGGTTGAGGCCGTGATGCCCGATCTGTTCCGCTGGACGGGCGTGACCGGAGACCGCGAGGTCATGGATGAGTGCTACAACTTCGTGTTCCGGAATTTCCTCAAGGACCAGAAGCCTGTGCTTGAGTCCCGGGTGATTCGCTTCCTAAGCGAGAAGCTCCCGAGCTACGCGGTCGCGAAGGTCTACGATATCATGAAGCAGGACGGAACCCTGATTGCCGACTCGGTCGGGGCGCTCGCGGCCTGTCGACCGGGGCGAAGGGACGCGGAGTACTAGATATCGCTTTCCCCGGGGGACACCGCTATCGCTTCAAACTGCGGTTCATTTCCCTAAACGCCTCGTTCCCCGTCCGCGCCACTGAGATCATCTGGTAGTAGAGGGTGTCGATAAGCTGGCGCTTTTCCTCCTTCGAGAAGTCGGGGTTCTTGAAGATCATGTTCACAAGCTTCTGCTGCTCGGTCAGTGTGTCCTTGAACGCATCGAGCGTCACAAAGATGCGGTCACCCCCTGCGGCCTGAATCCGCGCCATCGACTCGGTATCGCCCTCACGGGCGCGCGACATCCAGGAGTCATAACGAGTCTTGGTATCGTGGTACTGCTCGTAGAACCGCACAACCGAGTCGGCGCTCGCGGACGGATACCGCACGACGAAGCTCTTAACGAAGGGAATGTCCGCTAGGGTACTCGCGGGCAACACCGGATCGGGCACGACCCCAGCTTTGCGTAGCCCATAGTCAGCGACCTGCAGGGCGTACATCCCGAGGCCGCCCGTCCAGCCCCGCACATAGTTCTCGATCAACACCGGGGTCGTCAGCGCCTTTGCCATCCCCCCGAAAACCGTCTCATCATTGATCGCGGCCGACTCCAATCCCGGGAACGTCCCAAGCAGTCGGCCGAGGGCCTTCGAGGTCTCAGTCGTGTAGTTGTTGTACTGGTACTCCGGCAGGAGTTTCTCCGTGTTCTTCGGCACAATAGGCGCCCCGGAGAAACTCTTATTCGTCATCTGCTCCATCGCGGGCGCGACGAACGAGGGCCACCCTACCGGGTTGAAAACCTGGAGCACGCTCTTGTGGAACTCGCGCCAAGCCTCGGGCTGTTCGGTCATGAAGTCCGTCAGGACCCGCTCCGGGAGCGTCCCGAACATCAACCCCAGTTCGAAGGGCTTCGGTATCCGCCAGTACGTCCCCGCTACGGGGACGATCCAGAACAGATCCCGCTCCCACTGAGGGATCTCCCAGTAGTTCGGGTCCGAGGAGTTCGCAACAAACAGCCCAATCGTTGGGATGGTGATGTAGGCAGTGCCCTTTGCCATGAAAGCCACCGGACGTTCCTTTGCCTCGCGGAACGTCCGGTCGAGGCCCTGAATGCCCGCGTTGAGGAACGGCACCAGGGCGTTGATGCTACTCATCTGCGCGCCGATTCGCGCGAAATCCACCGTCACTTCGCGCGAGGCAAACGCGGCTTCGCCTGGGCTCGCGCCTTCGGCCATCCGTTTCTTGAACTCGGGCAGGCGCATCATCGTATCAGTGAACTCGCTGGCCGCCCGGAGCCCGAGCATTGTCTTCTGCGCCGGCGTCGTGGCGATGTTCCACACCCGGCTCAGCAGCCCCGTCTCCTGGTCGAGCTTCAGAAGGTTCTCCTGGATGTACCGACGGTCGAGCGCCACCACCGATGAGTTCGCCCCACCCGCCCGCATCCAGTCCTGGTAAACCTTGTCCTGTTTCGCGATGCTCATTATCGAGCGCACCGCCTCGAACGGGTGGACGACTGCGTCTTTCGAATTGATCGCCATCGAGAAGAAATCCCGGATCGGGGACTTCGCTATGAAGTCCGGGCTGAACACCGCACCGGCCCGGGCCAGCCTCGCCGGCCCCCCAAGGACCTTAAATATCAGATTTGCACTATCGCGATTTGTATAATTCACTGCGTCCGCAAGTTCGGGCGAAACCCTCCACGACTCAACCTTTCCGTCCCGCAGGGCGGTGATCGTGGTGCCCTTCGTCGGGGCGAGAACCGCCTTGATCGCCCGGAGCAAATCGGGCGGAACGTCCTTCATCCCGCTGTCGCGAAGCGCGTCCGCCACATCAAACTCCGCGAAGCCCCGATCAGCCGCAACACGCTCAGCCTTGGCGATTCCTTCGGCCCGAGCGAACTCAACGACCGCCAGCTTGGCGGCGTTCTTATCAGCCGCTGCGACCATCGCGAAGGTGTTTTTCATCACACTTTCGAGCGGATCGACGATGTCACGGACCGAGCCCTTGAGTTCTTTCAGGCTCTTCCCCGACGCGGTCGCATCGTCCATCACGCGGAAGAACGGGACGTAGTTCTTGTTCGCCTCCTTCATCGCCCCTGCAGCTTCGGGCGTCAACAGGCCTTGGCGCTGCGCGTAATCCAGCACTGAGTTCTGGAACGTCACGAGTTCTCTCGCCGCCTTCTTCACCGCCGGGGGCGCATTGTCGACAACCTGCCTCGCCGCATCCGTGTCGATCCCGGACTTCTTCCCCTGGGCCTCAATCTCCAGCGCCCGCGCACTCGTCAGGTACGCGCGAAACCCTTCGAGGTCCCCTGTGACCGGCTCGACGATCTTGTTGAACGAGGGACCGATGGTGCGGCCCGGGTCCTCGGGCCTGAACGGCCCATACTTCAGCATCGCATCGGCCTTACCGGGCGCCCCAGCGACCAACCGCATCTGCTCATATGGACCGGCCTGGCCGAGCCCGGCCTCCTCTTGCAGCTTCTTAATCGGATGCAGGGCATCCACCGTCGCTTCGTAGAGCCCCGACAGGGTCAGTGGGGCCTTACCTTCGGTCCCCCCGACCACTACCTTTTCCATCACCTTCTGCTTCGCGGCCTCAATCGACCCGGGCGTCGCCGGTTCGCCCTTCGGCCCGATCTGCGCGAACTCAGTGACCTGGCCTTCCGGCCCCCTCACCCTGTACGTATCCGGGATCGCGATGTTCTCCGAGACCAACTGACCCTGTATCGTCGGATCGCGTTCGATGTCCTTCAGGACCACGTCTGGGCTGGTGCCTGTTTTAGCATAGATGCTCCGCAGCTTCGCCGCTACGACCGTCGCGCCCTTCAGCCCCCCGACGAGAATCGCCGCGTCGACAAAGTCCTGGGCCTTTGGCACGTGGCCCTCCAGGGCCGAACCTACGGTTACCATAGTGCCGACCTCCGACAGGAGGGTCGCGCCCGCCCGAATCGTCGGCGAGGCAATCGGGGCCGCCGCAACCGCCCCACCGACTCCGGCTGTCGCCGCCCCAGTGACCCAGCCTTTCGCCGTCTCGATGATCGCGCCCGAGGCGATGTCCCAGAAGTCGCCGAAGGTCGTCGAGGACCCTCGCTCGTACGCATCCATAAGGATGCTCCGCATCCCCATCGGGAGCCCAAAGGCCCCGCCGGCCGCGCCAATCGGGCCGCCGCCCATCCCTACGAGCGCGCCACCCACCATATACGGCAGGTCGCCCGCGAGCGTCCCCAC